ATGAAGGCACTAATTTCACGACTCACCGTCATTTCAGCTCTGCTATTTCCCGCTTTAAGCTCTGCAGTGGTTATCCCCGGAAATATACACCACGGACGTTACACGTTCTTTCTGACAGAGGAAGGCGGCGAAATGCTGCGCGATATGAACGATGCTGCAGTGAGCGTCAAGCTCAACAATAAAGCAGGCTTCGCTGTTGAGGCGCAAAGAATGGCCGCTGCAGCGAATATTTCGCCTTTGCTTTATGCCGCATCGCCGCTTGAAGAAAACTTTATCCGCTACGACAGTAAACCCGTTAAGGCCCTGACCTGCCTTATCACTTCCCGTAATATGCCGGGCACCAACAAGAATTATTCATGGGAGGAAACCTACTGTCTGGATGAAACCGGTGCAGCTTACATTGGCACCCAAGGCTGGCCGTCACGCACAATATTCGACAAAAGCTGTGGGGTGGGTGCATCTGACTGCCCGGTCTATCTGAGCCTGAAAAATGATCCACCCACCCTGCGCAACGACTCCGCACAGTATGTGCCATACAGCAGCGCTTACCGTTCTGAGACGGTGCCCAATAAAACTCAGAATAAAGTACCCGCTGACGAAATTGTCGTTGAACAGGATGGATATGCGGTTCACTTTTCCCGAAGCAACAACTGTTCTGACAGCAGACTCACCGTTAAAAATATCAGCACAGGGAAAACTGCTGCGATCACAGGTGTCAACGGGTGCACATTTAATCCGAAAAAGAACGCTGTGGTTATCTATCCGGTCAATGAATACGTGAGCGTTTACAGCGGTACCACCAATACCTCTGAAGAAATAGCGACTGCCGATCTCCCTTAATCACTCACCTGACCCGGTATAGACATTCTTCTATACCGGTCATTATGGAATTCCCATGAAAGCTAATCACCTTCAAGATGATAAAACTCCCCTGACCACATCACCCGGTCTTACCTGGCCTGTAGTCTTCTGCGTCGCCGGAATAACGCTTCTGCGAAGCAAGTCTGTCGTGTGTCAGACGATAGGGGCCAGCCTGACTACACTGTGCCTGGTAACGCTGATAAAAAAACTCGCCACTCTGGTCTGAGGGGTTCGCTACCTGGCAAAGCCAAATGTGCACCTGAGACGGGACCAGAAGACACTCCTCCCCTGATAAAAAACCCTGGCAAAACATACAAACAATTAGTCAGGCGTATTGTTATCCATGATCTGGCGGTGCTGGCAGAGGCAAGGCTCAGGGATGACGCATTTGCTTTTTCTGTATGCAGTAAAGCATACCGGCATTTTCCCTCATTCATCCGACGAAGGTATCCCCAGGAACAGTACCTCCGTTTTTTGATTCAGCATCTGCCTATTATCCTTGTACGTTTACGTCAAATCTGGGATTACACGTCCCCCACTTTACTCCCGTCTCAAGACAATGAGACATAGCCACCTGCTTCACCCTGGACATTTTATCTTTCGACCACGCCACTCTCCGGAGTGGCTTTTTCTGTCTATTTAAGGAACTAGTTATGACCCGTTTAGCCAGCCGCTTTGGCCGTATAAACCAGATACGCCGTGACCGGCCTCTGACCCACGAAGAACTGATGAGTCATGTGCCCAGCGTGTTCGGGACTGACAAGCATGAATCTCGTTCAGACAGGTACACCTACATCCCGACCATCACCATCCTCGAAAGCCTGCAGCGTGACGGCTTTGAGCCGTTCTTTGCCTGCCAGACAAAAGTTCGCGACCAGAGCAAGCGGGAGCACACCAAGCATATGCTTCGCCTGCGTCGCGCCGGACAACTGACCGGCCATCAGGTGCCGGAAATCATTTTGCTTAACAGCCATGACGGCTCATCAAGCTACCAGATGCTGCCGGGGCTGTTTCGTGGAGTCTGTACCAACGGACTGGTCTGTGGTCAGTCATTCGGCGAAGTTCGGGTACCGCATAAAGGCAATGTCGTCGAGAAGGTGATTGAAGGGGCTTACGAAGTGCTCGGGGTCTTTGACCGGGTGGAGGAGAAACGCGAAGCGATGCAGTCGCTGGCGCTGCCAGCCCCGGCTCGTCATGCACTGGCGAATGCCGCACTGAAGTATCGATTCGGTGAGGACCACCAGCCAGTCACGGTATCGCAGTTGCTGACCCCACGTCGCCGGGAGGACTACAGCGATGACCTGTGGACCGTATACCAGCGCGTGCAGGAGAACCTGATGAAAGGTGGATTGTCAGGGCGAACCGCTCAGGGGAAAAGCAGCCGCACACGTGCAGTTACCGGTATTGATGGCGATGTGAAGCTCAATCGCGCCCTGTGGGTTATGGCAGAAAACATGCTCGAATTTTTCGGGCGTTAAACAACAGTTCCGGCATAAGGGAGATAATTTAATGGATACACAAAATCATCAGTTCGCTGAGCTGACAGCAATTACCGCCTCAGTGGTCCCTGATGAGTTACGCATTGGCTTCTGGCCGAAACATTTTGGCTCCATCCCGCAATGGATAACCCTTGAACCCCGAATCTTTGCCTGGATGGACCGCCTGTGCACTGACTATCACGGCGGTATCTGGAACTTTTCGACGCTCAGCAACGGCGGCGCTTTTATGTCTCCTGAGTCGGAGGATGATGAAAAGTGGGCATTGTTTAACAGCATGAACGGCAATGGAGCAGAACTCACCAGTGAAGCAGCAGGAATAGTCGCCTGTCTGATGACATACAGTCACCACGCCTGTCGAACCGAGTGTGATGCGATGACTGAGCACTATTATCGCTTACGCGACTTCGCGCTGAACCATCCAGAGTGCAACTCCATTATGCATCTCATCGACTGAGGAGAGCCAAGCATGAGTACCGCGTTATCCCCATTGCCATCACAGCCTGAACTCTTTCCGCTGGCGGTTATGGCTCAACATGGTTGCCTGCTTCCCGCGACTTCCGGATTGACACCCTATGCCCAACGGACCATTCGCCGGGCTATCAATCTGCTGGATAAATATCTGCGCCAGCCCGGAATATCTTTTACCTCTAGTGCCGCTGCCCGTGACTGGCTTCGGTTACAGCTGGCAGGACAAGAACGGGAAGTGTTTATGGTGCTCTATCTTGATAATCAGCATCGTTTACTGGAGAGCGAAACGCTGTTTGCCGGTTCAGTTAACCATGTCCAGGTCCATCCCCGCGAAGTAGTGAAATCAGCGCTTCGCTTAAATGCTGCAGCTACCGTGCTGGCGCATAATCATCCATCCGGTGATCCGGATCCCAGTCAATGTGACCGCAACATTACGGGCAGGCTTAAAGAAGCGTTAGCACTGGTTGATGTGAACACGCTCGATCATCTGGTCATCGGCTCAGAGGGCATTGTGTCGTTCGCGGAGCGAGGCTGGATATGAAAATCATCAGTAAACGCCAGGCAATGACCCTATACCGGCAACATCCTGGCTCCCGGCTGTTTCGCTTCAGTACGGGAAAATATAAATGGTCGGGCAGTATCTGCCATTATGCTGGCCGCGAGGTGGAAGATATACGCGGCGTTCTGGCCGTATTTGCTGAACGTTGTCAGGACCGCAATGGTCCCTATGTCATTCTTCGAAGTGTCACTCTCAATTAATCTTTCCCTTTAATCAGGAACAATAATGAACAATCACTCCGAATCCGGTACTAAGCCGGATAATCCCGCCTGCCAGCAGTGGGGACTAAAGCGCACGATCACACCCTGTTTTGGCGCTCGTCTGGTGCAGGAAGGCAACCGGGTGCATTTTCTCGCTGACCGGGCCGGATTCAACGGTGCTTTCAGTGACGGGGATGTATTACACCTGGACCAAGCTTTTCCCCTGATACTCAAGCAACTGGAACTAATGCTCACCAGCGGCGAGCTAAATCCCCGCTATCAGCACTGCGTCACGTTTTACCACAACGGACTCACCTGCGAAGCCGATACACTCGGCTCCTGTGGTTATATCTACATTGCTATTTATCCTGACCAGACTGAGCCGCATTAGCTCACCACTTATTTCCTGAACATCACAGAGTAAACATCATGCAAACCTTATCATCACGCCCGACACGGGCGGCTCAGCCCTGCCTGTCACCCATTGAAATCTGGCAGTGCCTGCTAACTCATCTGTTGTCGCAGCACTATGGCCTGACGCTGAATGACACACCGTTCAATAATGAAACCACCATCCAGGAGCATATTGACGCCGGGATATCTCTCAGCGATGCGGTGAATTTTCTGGTAGAAAAATACGGGCTTGTCCGTATCGACCGGAAGGGATTTTCGTGGCAAGAGCAGACCCCATATCTCTCCATAGTGAATATTTTGCGAGCAAGGCGCTCAACCGGCTTGCTAAAAACCAACGTGAAATAAACACATAAATACAGAGCAGACTGAAGGAAAGCAAAATGCTAATCTCACAAACGAAGAGACTCCTGCTGTAACCCCACCTCCCCTGCAAAAAACCTGACATTTTCTTTTAGGACCAACAATGGGACCAAAATGAAAACTGAACTGAATATTATCAAATATTAAACAACAAGTTACACAACCAATTCAGACTCCGCCAGCCCACCAAATAATGATCCGGACACGTCCGGTGAAGTACGAAAAGCCCGCATGGCACAAGCCCTGCGGGCTTTTTTGTGTCTGTTGTTGTCCGAGAACATCCGGCTAAATCCGGTGATTATTGGTATACGTTTAGGTATACGGTAGGATGTACACCTTAAAGCGTATACCAATTCATGAAGGAGCGGCCACAGTGGCACGGACAACACGTCCCCTGACCAACACCGAAGTTCTGCGCGCTAAAGCGTTAGAGAAGGATCTAACGCTGCATGATGGCGATGGGCTTTTCCTGATTGTGAAAACCAGCGGGAAAAAGCTCTGGCGTTTCCGTTATCAACGTCCGGCAACAAAGCAGCGGACAATGATAGGACTCGGTGCTTTCCCCGCCCTATCGCTTGCTGAGGCACGAGGGTTACGAGCTGATTACCTTGCCTTATTAGCCAACGGAATTGATCCGCAAATTCAAGCTGAAGTTGCAGAGGAACAGCAGCAAATCGCGCTGGACAGTATTTTTTCAACAGTCGCCACTAACTGGTTCCAGCTCAAAAGCAAGAGCGTTACCCCTGATTACGCAAAAGACATTTGGCGCTCACTGGAGAAAGATATATTCCCTGCCATCGGTGAGACCCCCGTGCAGCAAATCAAAGCCCGTACATTGGTTGAAGCACTTGAGCCAATCAAAGCTCGTGGAGCGCTTGAGACTGTACGTCGACTGGTGCAGCGTATTAACGAGATAATGATTTATGCTGTAAATACTGGCCTGATTGATGCCAATCCAGCATCAGGTGTTGGAATGGCCTTTGAGAAGCCTAAAAAACAAAACATGCCGACGCTGCGGCCAGAGGAATTGCCAAAACTGATGCGCTCTCTAGTCATGTCGAATCTGTCTGTTTCGACTCGCTGTCTAATTGAGTGGCAGCTCCTGCCCCTTGTGCGCCCTTCTGAGGCTTCCGGGGCTCGGTGGGCAGAGATCGATCTCGATGCGAAGCTCTGGACTATTCCAGCCGGACGGATGAAGGCCAAACGTGAGCATATTGTTCCTTTATCGCCTCAGGCGTTAAAGATTCTAGAGGTGATGAAGCCAATCAGTGCTCACCGTGAGCATGTTTTTCCCAGCAGGAATGATCCGAAACGACCAATGAACAGCCAGACCGCAAATGCCGCTTTAAAAAGAATAGGATACGGTGGTAAATTGGTCGCTCATGGGTTACGTTCTATAGCAAGCACAGCATTGAATGAGCAAGAATTTAATTCAGATGTGATCGAAGCAGCTCTTGCTCATATTGAAAAGAATGAAGTTAGACGAGCATATAATAGATCTACTTATCTTGAGGCCCGTCGTAACATAATGAACTGGTGGGCTTTATTTGTAAACAAATCAACAAAGGAATTATGATGTCATTAATTGATGAAGTAAATGATAGAAGAAAAGAGATCCGCACAGATGGCTATGCTATTTCTATTGGAGAATGGCTATCTTTGTACGAAAACGGTGAAATCGACATACATCCTGAATTTCAGCGCATCTATCGATGGTCTGAAGCACAAAAAACCAATTTGATAGAGTCTATATTATTAGGAATACCAGTCCCCCCTATATTTGTTAGTCAAAGAGCAGATGGTGTATGGGACGTTGTCGACGGTTTACAACGACTGTCAACAATATATCAATTCATTGGACAATTAAAAGATGAAAATAATGAACTCATTCCGCCATTAGTTCTTTCCGGAACAAAATACTTACCTAGCCTAGAAAACAAAAAATGGGAAGGTGAGGGTGAACTCGGCGATAATGACCCTAATAGTATCGGTCAAAACCTTAGACTTACGATTAAACGTTCAAAGCTTAACGTTAGTATTATTTTGAAAGAAAGCGATGAAACCGCAAAATATGATTTATTCCAAAGACTTAACACAGGCGGTTCAAGGTTAAGCGCTCAAGAAGTCAGAAATTGCATTTTAGTAATGTTAAATAAAGATTTCTACTCTTGGTTATCGGAGCTTGCTAAATTTGACAAGTTCACTGAATGTACAGCATTGAGTGACAGGGCGATTAGTGAATCCTATGATATTGAGTTAGCCTTGAGATTTATTATATTCTCATTAATTGACCCTATTGATTTAGATTCTATGGGTGATGTCGGTGTATTTATCACTGAAAAAATGCGTGAAATTTGCGTAGATGATAGCTTCGACACTACACATTGGGGCGACTTGTTCCGTCAAACATTCACAATACTTGCTGATTGTTGTGGTGATAATTCATTTAAAAGATTTAACACTGCAAAATCCAAATATTCCGGAGGATTCCTTGTCTCACAATATGAAGCTGTTTCGTATGGCCTTGCATATAATATTTCAAAGGGAACCGCTGCCGATAATGTAAATGATCTTGTATCTAGCCTTTGGTCAAATCAAGAATTCACGGACTGGTCCGGTTCAGGAATGACTGCTACGAGACGCCTACCTCACCTTATACCATTAGGTAGAGAAATATTTAAAAAATGATAAAAACAAAAGAGGAACTTATTGATAAGATCGCAGCAGACCATATCTGGAGACTGCGTGAAATTAACGAGATGAGAAATCTTACCCTAAAAGAATACTCGTCTCCAATACAAAAACAAGTGCTATGCCGCGCAGGCATAGCACTAATGTATGCCCACTGGGAGGGTTTTGTAAAAAAAACAGGAACCTACTTCCTTGAATATGTTTCTGCACAAAGACATTGCATCGAAGAATTAAAAAGCAATTTTATTACACTTATTGTAAAAGGGAGAATTGATAGTGCTCACGCATCGAAAAAATACTCCGCATTCGATGAAGTTACAAAATATATTTTAAGCAATCAAAAAAGTCGAGCTCGAATCCCAGTAAAAAATGTCGTAGACACCCAATCAAATCTTTCGACTACAGTCCTTAAAGAAATACTTTGGTGCTTAGGCCTCGACTATAGTTTATTTGAATCAAGAGAGAAATTGATTGATCAAAAATTAGTAAGTAGAAGAAATCACATAGCTCACGGGCAAGAAATTGAAATAGGATTAGATGATTTTCATGAAATGGTAGATGAAGTTCTGGGACTGATGGAAACGTTCAGAAACATGCTTGAAAACTGCACCATCACTGAAGGTTACAAAGCGGCATAAATCTAAGTCACCTCATACAGAGGTGACTTAAAAAAATAACTAATCGCGCACACTCATACCTCGACACATACTCAAAGTCAGTTTACATTTTCCTGAACATCAGCATTGTTCTTTCTCACCACGCGAAAAATTTTGCACCTGCGTATTTTTAAATATCAATTTAATTGAATTAAATACATTCTCTCTTGGCGCGCAATGCTCTCCCCGCCACGCCTGCCCGCTTAAGGGGGCGCTTTTAATGCAGGTGCATGACCGGCCTCAGGACGCGCCAGTGCTGGCGCTGGCGGGGGTTCCAGTGACGTTAAAACGCATGCAAAACCATGCACCTTATGCATGCATGGCTTTTATACGTAAAAATGGCGGGATTTTCGGGGGATTTTTAAGCGGACTACTGCACGGCCAGTTCTGCACGGCGGCGGGTGTAATTCAGGTTCTGTGCAGGTGTGAATTTTTCACGATTATCATCGCGCGAAGCCGCGTCAGGCCTGAATCCGATGGCCGTTAAAATGTCATTATCCTGCGCCGAATAATTAATTTTTTCACCGACTGTCAGCCAGAGCTGTAGCGCCTCGCGCAGATAATCGAGTGAGTGCTGCATGGCGCAGCGCTGAACGGCGGGGTGTTGCCTGGAATAATTCATCAGTTCAGGGGCAAGTGCGGCGGCCAGCTCCGCGCCGTGTGCCTGCATAAAATCATTTAATCGGTCGCGGATGCTGATGCGCTGCACCTCCTCATGCGAGCGGATATAACGCCCGGCAGCCTGATTAATTTCCCACTTTTTCACGTCAATAATTTCACGCAGCGTTTGCAGGCTCCGGCCGCTGTGCCCGCTGCCGGCAAGCTGTTCGCGGTATGCCTGTTCGGCCTGCGTCAGTTCTTCCCTGCGTTGCAGCCAGGCGGATTTGTTTGCCTGACAGGTCTCAAAGGCTTTCTGTAGCGTCAGTGTGGTCACGTATGTTTCTCCTGATGACTGGCCGTGCTTACGCACCGGCACGGTTAACGGTGGCCGCCGGTGCGGGTACAGGGATGACCGGCTCTGTTACCGGTGAACGAATAACCCCGTCGATGGATTCAAGCGTGCGGAATGTGGCCGAGCACTCGATGTTCATGCACTGGTGATAGCGCTGTTTGACGTTATCGGACAGATAGCGACTGGTGCGGGAATGCGCGCTGGTTTTGCAGAACGGGCAGTGAAACATGCTTACCCCTCCGCTTCTGTCTCGCCATTTTCAGCCAGCTTTCTGGCGAGCATCATTCTCTTCGCAGGGCTGCGTAACAGCTCCGTATCCACGCCTGTAATCTGCGGCCGGTGCATGCCCGTCACGGACAACACCGGCTCCTGCGTCATATCGAAGTGATACAGGCTGCCCTGACGGCTCAGCGCGTCGCACAGCTCACTGATGGCCACGGACTGCGGGGCGCTTTCTCCCTTCATTTCGAGGGCACGAATACGCAGCAGGAAAGCGCGGATAAGCGCGACGGGAACCGCATTGACAGCCTGAGCCCATTCCGCACCGGCGTAAGCGGTAAAGGCATCTTCATGCGCTGAAAGGTATTTATTGCCGGTGGAGCAGGCAGTCAGCATGGCGCGCGTCCGGTCGGCCTCCAGCTCGGCAATCAGGCCGGTGAACTCGTCGGCCAGCTCGCGGCTGGCGATACGCCTGCTGTGCTCAGCTTTCATTTCAGGGGTGAGACTGCCGCGCAGGGTGCGAAAGCGGCTGCGCCAGTCCTGCTCCGCTTCTGCGCTCTCATCGAGAGCGGTCTGCCGCTCCTGCTTACAGCGTTGAATGGACGTATCAATCTCTTTCAGTACCTGCATGCTGGCCGCGTGGGTGTCTCTGGCCGCAGTAAATACGCTCAGCTTGTCGGTGATCCGCTGGCTGTTCTCTGCGTACTGCTTGGCGGCAACGTCTTGCAGGGCGGTAATGACTGCCTCGGGTTTCATGTTCAGGCTCTCCGTTTATTCAACCTGAAATGATTCTGCCCTTCATCACACAACATCTCGATTCATTGCAGTTGTGGCAGTTCTGGCACAAACAGCACTTAAAACCCGGCTTGCCAGATAAAGGTCTCAGCAAAACCTTACTCACCGTTTGTTTTTTTACTTATAACTATTCACCACTGCTCACCTTAAATAAAAATATAAGTAATACAGTAAGATAAAGGGTGAACAGTTGAGGGCATGACTGTTCACCGTCTGTTCACCACTGTTCACCCCCTGTTTTTTCAGCCAGTCACTTGTTTAGACTTTTTAACGATTAAAAAAAAGAAATACATAAGTAAAAGTAATCATGAATTTGCCAAAGAATTATCAAGGATTGCCAGCGATTGTCAGAGATTGCCACTGTTTGCCATTCACTTGTTAACGGTTTGTTATATGACATTTCGCTGCAAAATGACTTGTTGCCCTGAAGGAAAATATTCACAAAATAGAGAGCTACCCGAAGCCGGACGGACACGCCCGGCACTGTATGGACTTTGTGAGGTAGCCCGATGCACACTGCTTTTTCTTCTCCGTCTTCTGCCCCTGCCGCGCCACTGATGCCGGTTTCTGATGCCGTTCAGGAGCGCTTTATCCGCCTGCCCGAAGTGATGCACATGTGCGGTCTGTCGCGGTCGACTATTTACGACCTCATCAGCCGGGAGGCTTTCCCGAAACAAATCTCCCTCGGCGGTAAAAACGTGGCATGGGCGCAGTCTGAAATCACTGCATGGATGGCAGATCGCATTGCCGAACGCAACCGGGGCTGTGACGCATGATGATGACCGTTCAGCAAACCACCCCTTTTTCTGGCTTGCTTCCTGTCGCCGTTTCCAGGTATAGTTTTCCCGCTGTCGCAAAATCGGCAGCCGGGCGTAGGAACCCGAGTTACTCAATGGCGACACCAGACGCGCCATGCGTCTTTTTTTACGTCGTTGCTCAGGCACACCCATTTTTCGGGCTGTGGTGCTTATACCTTAGCCCCTGTCAGATAATGGTGATCCGGGCGGGGCAGCCTTCGGGCTGGCCGGTATTCATTGAGGCCGGTATTCCTACCCCCGTCCGGGTCACCACCCATGAGCGTAGGAACTCCGGTGGTGGCAATAACCGCTACTCAATGGAGGCTGCCATCATGGCTACTATCCTCACCCCGTCACACCCTCAATTCGTCTTTGTGTTTGCCGCCGTTCGTCGCGCAGACCGTAAACCCCGTATCTGTATGCTTCGCACCGTTGCCGGTGATGAATACTCTGCACGTCGTTCCCTCGTTCGCGATTACGTCCTCTCGTTTGCTGGCCGTCTGCCGGTTGCGGAGGTGCGCGCATGAGACACACCAACATTTCCGCCCGTGATCTCGAATGCCTTGAGCACATGCGCAATGTCGGCCAGCTCGTCAATGAGCTGATGCAGGTGCAGGACTGCGCCACCGTTCGTCGTGACCCTGCGCAGCAGTCGCAACTCACATCCGTGATTTACCTTATGACCGCCCAGCTCGACGGCGTGGTCGAACGCTGCAATCAGCGCTGGCTGACCGGGGAGGGAAACGTATGAAAAAGCCATTACCCCCCGTATTACGCGCCGCGCTGTATCGTCGCGCCGTGGCATGTGCATGGCTGACAGTATGCGAACGCCAGCGCCGCTATCCGCACCTCACCCTCGACGCGCTGGAAAGCGCCATTGCCGTCGAGCTGGAGGGCTTTTACCTGCGCCAGCACGGCGAGGAAAAAGGCCGCCAGATTGCCTGTGCACTGCTGGAAGATTTAATGGAAGCCGGACCACTCAAAGCCGCGCCGTCGCTGTCCTTTCTCGGGCTGGCCGTGATGGATGAACTCTGCGGCCGTCACATGCAATCGCCTGTTATGCACTGAGGGAGAAAATAACGATGAAAATGAACGTAACAGAGACGGTAAAACAGGCGTGCGGCCACTGGCCGCGAATACTCCCGGCGCTGGGTGTGAAGGTCATAAAAAACCGGCATCAGGCCTGTCCGGTGTGCGGCGGCTCTGACCGTTTTCGCTTTGACGATAAAGAGGGGCGCGGGACGTGGTACTGCAACCAGTGCGGTGCGGGTGACGGACTTAAGCTGGTAGAGAAAGTGTTCGGCTTGAACGCATCAGAGGCTGCCGGGAAGGTGAACACCGTGACCGGCAACCTGCCGCCGGTTGCCCCCGAAGTGATTGCGGCCGCAGAGGCTGAAACGGAGGCTGACCGCAAGGCGGCGGCCGCGCTGGCCGTCAGGCTCATGGAGAACACCCGACCGGCCAGCGGCAACGCCTACCTGACCCGCAAGGGCTTCCCCGACCGGGAATGTCCGGTACTGTCGGCCACACACAAAACCGGCGGCGTGACGTTCCGCGCCGGGGATGTGGTTGTCCCGCTGTATGACGATACCGGCGCGCTGGTAAACCTTCAGCTTATCAGTTCTGACGGTCTCAAACGCACCCTGAAGGGCGGTCAGGTTAAAGGAGCATGTCATGTTATCGAAGGGAAAAAGCAGGCAGGAAAACGCCTGTGGATAGCGGAGGGCTATGCGACCGCGCTCACCGTGCATCACCTGACCGCCGAAACCGTTATGGTGGCACTGTCGTCCGTGAACCTTCTTTCTCTGGCGAGCCTTGCCCGTCAGAAACACCCGGCCTGTCAGATTGTCCTCGCCGCCGACCGTGACCTTAACGGCAACGGCCAGAAAAAAGCCGCGGCGGCCGCAGAAGCCTGTGAGGGCTTTGTTGCCCTGCCGCCGGTGTTCGGTGACTGGAATGATGCTTTTATGCAGCACGGCGGGGAGGCCACGCGGAAAGCGATATATGACGCCATCCGGCCACCGGCGCAAAGCCCGTTTGATACCATGAGCGAGGCGGAATTTACGGCCATGAGCGCCAGCGACAAGGCCTTGCGGGTGCATGAGCATTACGGAGAAGCGCTGGCGGTGGATGCGAACGGCCAGCTCCTGTCCCGCTATGAAAACGGCATCTGGAAAAATATCCCTGCCGCCACTTTTTCACGGAATGTGGCTGATTTATTCCAGCGCTTACGCGCCCCGTTCTCGTCCGGGAAAATTGCCTCGGTGGTGGAGACCCTGAAGCTGATTATTCCGCAGCAGGATACACCGGCACGCCGTCTGATTGGCTTTCGCAACGGGGTGCTCGATACCCAAAGCGGCATATTCAGTCCACATCATAAATCGCACTGGCTGCGCACGCTGTGCGACGTGGATTTTACCCCGCCGGTGAAAGGCGAAATGCTGGAGACTCACGCGCCGAATTTCTGGCGCTGGCTTGACCGGGCGGCCGGTAAAAATCCACAAAAGCGCGACGTGATACTCGCTGCGCTTTTTATGGTGCTGGCGAACCGCTATGACTGGCAGCTCTTTCTCGAAGTCACCGGTCCCGGCGGGAGCGGCAAAAGTATTCTGGCCGAAATTGCGACCCTGCTCGCCGGAGAGGATAACGCCACGTCGGCCGACATCGACACGCTGGAAGACCCGCGCAAGCGTGCCTCCCTGATTGGCTTCTCGCTTATCCGTCTGCCTGACCAGGAAAAATGGAGCGGTGACGGTGAAGGACTTAAAGCCATCACTGGCGGCGATGCGGTCTCGGTTGACCCGAAATACCAGAACCCGTATTCAACGCATATTCCGGCGGTGATTCTGGCCGTGAACAATAACCCGATGCGCTTCACCGACCGCAGCGGCGGTGTGTCACGTCGACGGGTGATTATTCATTTCCCGGAGCAGATTGCCCCGGAAGAGCGCGACCCGCAGCTCAGGGATAAAATTGCGCGCGAGCTGGCCGTTATCGTGCGCCAGCTTATGCAGAAATTCAGCGACCCGATGACGGCGCGCGCACTGCTCCAGTCGCAACAGAACTCCGACGAGGCGCTCAGCATCAAGCGCGATGCTGACCCGACATTTGATTTTTGCGGCTATCTGGAAGCGCTGCCGCAGACAAACGGGATGTTTATGGGTAATGCCAGCATCGTCCCGCGTAATTACCGTAAGTATCTCTATCACGCGTATCTGGCCTATATGGAGGCCAACGGGTACAGGAACGTGCTCAGCCTGAAAATGTTCGGGCTGGGGCTGCCCATGATGCTGAAAGAGTACGGCCTGAATTATGAAAAGCGGCACACAAAGCAGGGGATACAGACCAACCTGTCGCTGAAAGAGGAAAGCTACGGCGACTGGCTGCCGAAATGCGATGAACCCGCAGCGACATAACCCACTCCAGACCGGCTACAGCCGGTCTTTTTATATCAGCCGAATATGAGGAGTTTAAATAAATAAGTAAGGTTAAGAATTTACTCTTATCAACCGAAGAAAGTTTTGGCTATTATCGAATTAGGATATGGGGGAATGGGATACTGTTATGGAAGAAGGTGGAATGGTCGTTGTTATGTCGCCGGTACAACTGGCGGCGGTGCTTTCAGATAAGAGCGTCACAGAGGCGGAAACACTGAGTAACCGATTGTTGGGTGGACTTGGTGTTTTACTCGGAGCGGTAGAAATGGCCGGTGCCACAGCACTATGTATCGCGCCAGAACCAACAGGACTAACGAAAGCGGGATGTGTGGTTGTTGGTGCACATAGTCTTGACGCTGTTCAAAGCGCAGCCAGACAGGTGATAACCGGTCGTGATACACGCTCAGCCACCTGGCAGATTGCTGTGAGCGCAGCAAGAGAACTTGGTGCTGATGAAGACACCGCCCTCAATATCGGCATGACAGTTGATATAGCCGTTCCGCTTGGATTTGCAGCTGCTATTGGTGCCGTCCGTGTAGCTGCAATTAAAGCTGGTCGCATCAAATTGATCCAGCATGAATCAGTTACGGGTCTCAAACCCGGCGGGCATACACTCGCAAATCATGTCGGAAAAACTGAGAGTGAGTTACTTGCCCGATTCGAGAAAAATAAGCGACTTGTTATGTCTTCAACATTTAAAGATTTAAATGTTGCTGAAAATGTTATTTCAAGGGCAGTCTATCTTAACCGGGCAAATATCAAATCCTTACTCGGAGGTGGTAAAAACGGTGGACGCCTTACAATCAATTATCCTGCCGGTCAGGAGGTTGGGTATGGATTCACGCGAGGCAGCACACAGCGCATTAGCATGCGTGGAGTGAGGATTGTTATCGAACTGCAAGAGTATAACGGAAAACCTTACTATATCCTTACAGCATTCCCGACCCCATAGGACAGGTGGATTATGCAAAGTTTCTATCATCTTGATCAGCTGATTCAGGGTTATTTCAATCAGGATCATGACCTCATAAATGAGGGAGAGGATACTATTGAAGGCACGGTTAAACTCTATAAAAAAACAGCTCCCGACTGGATGTTAAAAGAGTTAGCCGAAGAGGTCGGTTCTTTCCTTGCGCTTTACGGAGACAGGCTGGATGAGGAGTTCAAAAGCCGGTATGGATTTGATTTTTCACCTGAGTTGTGGGATTCAACCCCATTCAATTTCCTGATGACTGTGCGCAGACTTGCCCTTTCTTCGAAGTAG